AAGAGGTCGGGGAGACCTTCGCAAGCATCCGGCAAGGTGCGCGCCGCACCGATCATCGCTTCAAACTTTAACCAAGGAGAGCACACATGGCAGAAGACACCTACACCAAGGCCGATCTCGACGCGGCGGTCGAGAAGGCGACCGGCGACGTTCAGGGCCTCAAGGACAAGATCGAGGAGCTGATCGGCGACAACAAGAAGCTCAAGGATCAGGTCCGGCGCGCTGGCGAGATCAAGCCCGAGGACTTGGCCGCAGTCGAAAAGGAGCGCGACGATCTCCAGGCGAAGCTGGCCGAGCAGACCAAGGCCGCCAAGGAAGCCGCCACCCGCGCCGAGAAAGCCGAGAAGGCGCTCACCGCCGAGCAGACGTTCACGCACAAGCTCGTCGCGGAGAACGGTGTCGTTGCCGAGTTGACCAAGGCCGGTGTGACCGATCCCGCCTATCTCGAGGCGGCCAAGGCGCTGCATCTGTCGCAGGTCAAGGTCGTGACCGAGGGCGAGAACCGGACAGCGATGTACGGCGACAAGCCGCTCGCCGACGCGATCAAGGAATGGGCCGGCGGAGACGTTGGCAAGAAGTTCGTCGCGGCGCCGGTCAACGGGGGCGGCGGTGCTGGCGGAAGCAATGGACAGGGTGGAGGCGGTAAGACCGCCACGCGCGCCCAGATCGATGCGATGAGTCACGGCGATCGCACGTCGTTCTTCCGCGACGGCGGCAAGGTCGTCGATCAGGCCGCGTAACGAACCTACCAGACGAACCCCGAGCGTGGTTAGAACTGCGCTCGGGGAGGGCTAGGCCCACTCCAACTCCGGCTAGGCCGGGCACCGCCTCAGAGCAGCTAGGCCGCTCGCGGTTTCCGCTTCACACCCGCAAACCGGAGTAGCCTGTCATGGCGAATACCCTCACGAACCTCATTCCCGACCTGTACGAGGCGCTGGACGTCGTTTCCCGCGAGATGGTCGGCTATCTTCCCGCCGTCACCCGCAACTCGGGCGTCGCGCGCGCCGCGCTGAACGAGAGCGTTCGCGTTCCGATCACGCCGTCGGCGGCAACCGCGACCAACACTCCCGGCGTGACCGCTCCCGACACGGGCGATCAGACGGTCGGCAACGTCGCGATCACCATCTCCAAGTCGAAGCACGTTCCCGTCCGCTGGAACGGTGAAGAGACGAAGGGCCTGACCAACGCCGGCACCTTCAGCTCGATCATGGCGCAGCGCCTCTACCAGGGCATCCGCGCGCTCGTGAACGAGATGGAATCGGACCTTCACAGCGAGGTTTATACCCATGCCTCGCGCGCTTACGGCACGGCCGGCACGGCTCCGTTCGGGACCGCCGCCGACATGACCGATTTTGCAGGCGTCGCGCGCATCCTCGACGAGAACGGCGCTCCGACGACCGACCGCCAGCTTGTCCTTGGCCACGCTGCGATTGCGAACCTCCGCGGCAAGCAGTCCGGCCTGTTCAAGGTCAACGAGGCGGGCTCGGCCGACATGCTGCGCAACGGCATGACCGACCGGCTCCAGGGCTTCGCGATCCGTCACTCCGATCCGATTGCCGCCGTGACCAAGGGCACTGGTGCAAGTTATCTGCTCAACGGTGCACTCGCGGTTGGCGACACGAGCGTCACGGTCGACACCGGCTCGGGCACCATCCTCGCCGGTGATATCGTGACCTTCGCCGGCACGACCGACAAGTACGTGGTCAACACCCCTCTGTCGGGCAGCGTGTTCGCGATCGGTGCGCCTGGTTCGCGTGCCGTCGAAGCCGACAATGACGCGGTGACGGTCGGCAACAACTACACGCCGAACATGGCGTTCGACCGCTCGGCCGTGATCTTCGCCTCCCGTATGCCGGCGATGCCGGAGGGCGGCGACATGGCGGTCGACACGTACCAGCTGGTCGACGACAAGACGGGCCTCGCCTTCGAAGTCGCGCTCTACAAGCAGTTCCTCCAGAACGTGATCCACGTTCGCGCTGCTTGGGGCCAGAAGGCGATCAAGCCCAACCACATCGCCACCCTCATCGGCTGACGACATTGAGGCCGGGGCTGTTGTTCCCCTCGGTTCCGGCCTCAACCCCTTCAGGAGAGACCGCGATGGCGAAGAAACCCGCAACCAAGCCTTCAGGAGAGACCGCGATGGCGAAGCTCGTCCGCATGGTTCGCGACGCCGACGCATATCCCGCGCCGCACAGCGCTGACGTTCACCCGGACGAGGTTGAGAACTTCGCCGCGGGCGGCTGGGTCAAGGAGTAGCCCGTGGCGCTGGAAGTCGAGGACGGCACTGGCAAGAGCACCAGCGAAAGCTACGTCTCCGTAGCTGGCGCCGACGCTCGCCACGCCGCCCTCGGCAACGCAGCCTGGACCGGCGACGACGCGACCAAGGAAGCGGCCCTGCGCCGCGCCACGCAATACATGGAGCAGGCGTTTCGCACGCGCTGGCTCGGGATGCGCACCAGCAAGGACCAGGCGCTGTCATGGCCGCGCGTCATTTGCGAAGCGGTGGATGACTGGTGGATCGACAGCAACGTCGTCCCCTCCGAAGTCGCCAACGCTTGCGCAGACCTCGCGCTGAAGGCGCTTTCCGCGGATCTCAACGCGGACCTCACGCGGGGCGTGGTGCGCAAGAAGATAGGGCCGCTGGAGACCGAGTACGATCGCTATTCGCCGCAGTCGGTTCGCTACCCGGCTGTCGTTCAGATGCTCAGCCCATTCCTCAAGGGATCGTCGGTTTCGGCGACACTGGTGCGCGCATGACCGCAAAGAAGGCTCCGAAGGCGAAAGCGAAAGCTCCCGCCCCGCTCACCTACGCGAAGCAGGGCGACAAGGGCTGGCACAAGCTCGAAGTCGTCGAGGGCGATGACGTGCGCCCGATGGCCGAAGTGCTGGAGGTTAGCGCCGACGAAGGCTGGTGCCGCCGCTACATGCGCGGGCCGGACGGCAAGCTGCTGACCAACAACGGGCAGCTGATCGAGGAGTTCGTCGAAGGCGAGTTCGTGATCCGCGAGGCGGGCAAGTGAGCTACGCCGACGACCGCCTTTCCGCAGCCGACATGCTGGCCGAAGACGGGCAGACGGTCACGCTCACCTATGTCGGGACCAGCGTTTATGATCCGGCGACGGGGCAAACGACCAACACCGCGCCCGATCCGGCGAACGTGAAGGGCGCGTTCTTCCCGCTGTCGGCGTTCCGCAAGGCGCAGGGCAACGTCGTCGAGGGCGATCAGCAGCTGCTCCTCTCCGCGCTGGACACGTCAGGCGCAGCGATCGCCGCGCCACAGGTCAACGGCACCATCACGGACGCGAACGCGAAGCCCTGGACGCTGATCGCGGTCGATCCGCTCTCGCCTGCCGGAACGGACGTGCTCTACGATTGCATTGCGCGGAGGGCGGCGTGAGCTTCGCGCTCCAATATCGCGGCGAAGGCCGCTTTCGCCAACGCGCTCATCTCGAATGGGTTGAGCCTACCCTGCGTGGCCGAGCTCGCGAGCTTGGATGGAATGGGCGCGACCCGCTCCACTTCCATGATAGCGACGGGCTGCTGTTCGGTGGCTTCGTGCCAGCTGGTGCGACGCTATGAGCTTCGTCCTCGACCTCCAGAAGTTCGCCGAGAAGACGGCAGAGAAGGCCGACCTCGCCGTGGGGCGCTCCGTGATTGGCGTTCACAAGGAATTGGACGAACGATCGCCCGTTGGTGATGCCGTCTATTGGCAGCATCCGGCGCCGAAAGGCTATATCGGGGGTCACTTCCGCGGCAACTGGCAACTCGGCGTCGGCATGATCCCCGCTGGCGAGATTCCAGGCGCCGACCCTACCGGCGCGGAAGCTACCGGCCGAATACTGGCGGCAATGCCCGAGAAGGCGTCCGGCAACGTCTTCTACCTGTGGAACAACGCGCCATACGGCCGTCGCATCGAAGAGGGATGGTCCAGGCAAGCCCCGCAAGGGCTCGTCGGACTGACCGTCATTCGTTGGCAGGCCATTGTCGACGAAGCCGCTGCGAGCCTCGCGGCATGAGCGCGCTGCTGATCCGAAAGGCCCTTGAGGTTGCGCTGGCGGCCATGACGCCGAGCATGGCGATTGCCTACGAGAACCAAAACTTCACGCCTGTCGTGGGCGCGCCTTACCAACAGATTGCGCTTCTGCTCGCCGAGCCGGACAACAGCCTCGTCGGGCGCGCCGGCATGTACCGGCAGGACGGCTTCCTTCAGGTCGATCTAAAATATCCGCTCGACGGCGCACCCGGATCAATCGGCGGCACCGAGCCCGCGACGACCCGCGCCGAGCTGATCCGCTCAACCTTCTATCGGGGCGCGTCCTTCACGGCGTCGGGCGTGACCGTCAACATCGAGCGCACGCCGGAAATCATGCCCGCCCGCGTCGAGGAAGACAGGTTCGTCATCCCCGTGCGCGTCCGTTTCTACGCCTTCATTCCAGGAGTCTAAGCCAATGTCCGTCGCACAGGGCCAGCTCAAGAAGCTCAGCTACAAGAAGCAGACCGGCCTCGGTTCGGCT